TGATTTATATTCTTGTGGTGCAAGATGCAACCACGCCATATATTTATAAATATCATTATTAACTGAATTTACAACAGATGTCAAAGGATAACCAGAAGGTAGACCCTTATCTATGACAACTACAAAATTATCCACCAAGGAAAGGTGGGTATATGCTGTAGTCATTAAGATATGTCTAATCCTTTGATTAGTCTCTGAATCGTTATAAATACGATTAATGACATTCCCAGAGCATTCAAGATTTTCGGCTGGGTTTCCCCTATCGTAATTGCCAAAATCTCCCGCTATAACAAAAGGCGAGTTTTCTCTGAGTTTATGATGTAGTGACGTCCAGTCACTTCCCATCGGATTGATACCCACCTGTATCTCATGATTCTCCCTGTTGTTTTCAATCATTTGCACGAAAGCAAAACAAAACATTCGAACCAAAATAGTAAACTCCACTGGGCAAACAGTGAAACTCCTAGTTTTAGGAACGAAGTTAGGATCATCCTTAAGATTGGTGGTGTGTCGTAGTTGCCGACGCTCGTCTTTGAGGGTTTCTCTAAACAAAATACTGGGGACTTCTCCCTTTTCCATTTGTTCTAGAGCGTACACAATTCTACCCATAAGTTCGGGTTTTGGTACGTATTTGTCAGGTTTCCCTTCCTCTATGACGACATCGAACAGCCATCGCTTATCGTGGTCTGATATACCACGACCGACATCCCAATATGCACCTTCTGCGGTGGACATATTCATGCGATCTGCGTGGGGTACTCCAGGTATCCCGTTTATTGCCTCGTCTACGGTAAGAACCCGTAGACTTCCATCCTCGTGACAGATAGAGCCTGGAAACCGTCTGTATTTTGCTACTAAGTGATCTTCAATCATCCTATAGTAGTTGGTATTAAAGAAACGTACATCGTCTCCGTAACCATTTACAGCAGTTACCAAAATGCTCTTCCGTGATGTGTTCCGTGGATCAGTGTTACTTAAAACTGCTGAATCCACACGTGTTTCAAAACACGGGAACAACTTAATCGGCACGATTTTGGAGTTTCGCGAAGCAGGTTTCGCGAATTGCCTAGGTAAAGTTCCAATTGCTTGGAGCCTAGGTGATAAATCTAGAATGGTGCTTCTTGGCGCACCATCTTCAAGTAATCCTTCAGCATGCATGCGTTCTATAACTTCCGTTAGAGATTGCATTTTAAATGCTCCGTGACGACTATCAAGTGTTAACATAGCTTTTTCAATCTGCTCTTTAACAAGAGCTTCCGAAAATGCCATACTAGCACCTGAC